TTTTCTGTGATGCACTTTCTTCATGCATATTTCATCATCAAATGTCCCAAAGCTGAAACCATTCTTTACGATGCTCGACACAAAATTCCAGATATTGCTGGACCGGGCAAGGTACAATATAACAGACGTAAAAAAGCCGCCATAGAAAGGTGTGAAGTTTTTATTCGAGATGGGAGTACAAATTCACATTGGATTGATACGTTTGTGAAATCAAAAAAGAAGGATGATCTTGCAGATACTGTTATGCAGGCATTGTCATTCGTTAATAGGAAAGAGGTGTTACCTGCCTCACAAAAGAAGAAATCAACAAAACTGGTTGCACGTCGACCAACTGAAAATCAGAAATCCACAAAATATTCAAAGTCAAACTTAGCTTGGATTTATCTAAACAAAGTTGAATGTGAAGTTCTTGAAAACAACAAGAGGTTTATGAAGGATCTCAAGAGATATTACCGAAACCTAAGTGAATTGATTAAAGATATAAATGGATAATTATTCACAATGAGTCTCACCATTAGAATGTCCGCCACCCCCAACACGCCCAAGCCCAACCTCGACAGGGTTATCAAGAATAACAAACGTCTCAAGTCTGCGGCTCATTCTCAGAAAAAGCACAGAAAGACGCATCGCGTTGCCCTCGACGAACTTGACACCTTTATAGAACTCGTGGATGAAGCCATGGATGCCATGAATGACACGAGAATTGAACTTGAAAAGACCCAAGAGAAGCTTTATGAGCTGTACGACTTTTGCGGAGAAGTTCCATTTGATGATAGTTGTGATTATTAAAGATTTGAACGGATATAATGTTATAATGAAGAAAGTATTGGATCATGGATTTGTAGAACTCGTGGACCACATGCCCCAAGAAAATCTAGATAAGGCTATCGTTGATGGTGCTCGTGTGAGTTATCAAACGGGTACTAAGACCACTCGTGGTGATCGAGGTCTTATCAGGTATCTTGTTAGAAATTGGCATACTTCACCCCTAGAACTCGTAGTTTTCAAGTTCCGTATCAAGGCACCTTTGTATATTGCCCGACAATGGCTGCGACATCGAACCGCATCGGTAAATGAAATGTCTGCCCGGTATTCTATCGTCGACGAGGAGTATTACGAACCAGAAGTCCTTCGAGGACAATCCGCTGTAAATCACCAGGGATCTGAAGGTGTTGTCGAACTAGATGATGAATTGAACCAGTCTCTATCTGATCAGTATAAACAATCTTTCAAGATTTATGAACAATTGCTCGAGAAGGGTGTTTGCAGGGAACAGGCGCGTGGTGTTCTACCACAATCTACGTATACGTCTTTCGTGTGGAAAATGGATCTTCATAACCTCATGCACTTCCTTCAATTGAGAATGGATCATCACGCACAGAAGGAAATTCGCGACTATGCTACAGCTATTTATGAATTAGTCCAGCCCCTCGTACCCCTGTCCATGGAAGCGTTTATGGACTTCAGGGTGAACGCGATGCAGCTCACAGGTCCGGAAATTGAGGCGATTTCCAATGGCACAGCGATTGAATCTCCCGGCGAGAACCGAGAGTTTCAGGAAAAGTTGAAACGCTTGAAATTAAATGTCGATACAAAGTAAATGCTTGCCATTACAAACACTATGACCGTATTCGCCGCTGAGAAGAGGAACAAGGGGTTCAAGAGGCTGAGTAAGAAGATCCAGAAGGAACGTGACACTGATGTGGAAAAGATCAAAGAGAAGTTCTCTGATATTTTCCGTGATGAGCAGCGTCGTCTGAAGGGGTACTTCGAGGAGCACAACAAGTTGGTCAAAAAGGATGATAAGCCCAAAAAAAGTGGGAAAAAGTCTATCGACTTTTACGAAAAGTAAACCATAGGGTACAAAAAACAAAAAACATTGCCAAGGGTGGATTGTCACCAAATTTCTCAGCCAATAGAGCACACACCACGCTGTATTGGACGAGCCTAATTTCCTGTTGTGTTTTGATCATCGTACGTTTCATAAACCCCCTCGACTTCTGAAGACCTGACACAGCTGTATTTATCTTACTGATTGTTCCAGGTATTTCTGTCGTCTTCATAAATATGTCTCCAACATCCACAGATTCTATGATCTGTTGTTGGATAAGGGGTTCCAGGTAAGTGAAGTAGTTAAAATCTGGATCCAGTTTGAGACAAATACCTTCAATCGTGGAGAAGGCTTTGGCGAGATACACGAAACTACTGGGTACGATGAATGGCTTTTCCACGGCGAGTTGTGCCGCTAGGTCATCATTAACAATTCCAGAACCATCTAGGGTTTCTAGGTATCCCAATATATTTTCGAAGAACAATTCAATATCAGAAACATCTGAAGACGTTGGAACGATTACACCTAATTTAACGAGTGTATCTACGATACCCGCAGTATCTCTCGTGACTATGAATCCAAAGAGTTTTGTGAACCCATCCCTAAGTTCTTCGGAAAGTGGCACGAGTAATCCGAAATCATAAAATACAAGTTTCCCTTTGGGTGAGAATCCCAGGTTACCGGGGTGTGGGTCGGCATGGAAGAGACCATTATCCATCGTTTGAATAACATATGAGTTAATTAGGGCTTCACATATCTTCTTCTTGTTCACTTTCTTATCGGTGATTTCAGTCAACTTCACTGAAGGTACGTATTCCATGACAATCATCTCATCGTTCGAATACTTTTTATAGACCCTCGGAACTTTAACCCAGTCAACTTCTTTCATACTTTTCCGAAACTTGATGGCGTTATCAATCTCTTGTCTATAGTCAGCCTCTCCTAAGAGATACTCTATAGACTCGTCAAGAACGCTCCCTGAACTATTCCCAGTGTCGATACCAACTTGTTCTAGAAAGTGTACAATTTCCCGAATATTATCTGTATCCTCCTTCATGATATCCAAGATTCCTGGGCGTTTTAATTTTACAACAACTTTTTGACCGTTTTGGAGTACAGCCATATGGACCTGGCCGATGCTCGCTGATTTAAATGGTACATGGTCAAATTTTTTAAAAATATCATAGTCTACAATGGTATCGAATTCCACGGGAGGAACGTCATCTTGTAACGATTCCAACTCCCTTGTAAATTCAGGTGGATAGAGATCCGCTCTCGTGGAAGCGATTTGACCTAATTTTACAAATGTTGGACCTAGATCGAGGAGTTCCTCTTTTGTCCATCGACCAAGTTCTGTTTTATTTTTTAAAGTGGCATTCTTCCAAATAAACTTACCCGCAAATTTCCATGTTTTTAGTTTACGATTTGGAACTTTGATTGATACATGTTGAGACACACATAACATTCTACATTCTATAAATGTTTTTTTCTATAACTATAATAGATGAAGATTCATATTGTCGGTGCTGGACCCACTGGGTTATCGCTTGCATGGGAGCTTTTAAAGACGGATGAACATGACGTTGTAATTTATGATAGAAAAGATTCAGCGGGAGGATCATGGTGGGAACCGAGTGTAGAAACTCGTGACCTCCACGCACATCGTATCGTGTTTGATCGGGCATTTGTCAACACACGATCATTATTCAAAGAGATGGGGATAAAATGGGATGATATATTTGAAGCCAAAGATAAGTCCGAATATCTAAGTTTCGTACTTCAATCTTTAAGTTTAAGAGATTATGGAACTTTAATTTCACTATTTAGTAGAGTATTAACAAACCCTACAAAGTATAAATCAATTTCCTTGAGTGATTCCATTGGTACTCTTAGTAGAAGTGGTCAGGATGTCATTGAACATCTTTCACTTATCATGGATGGTGTTACGTGGGATAGAATGTCAGCTTATGAATTCGTAAAGAATTTGGATCATGTAGGTCTTTCTACCCCATATTCACAGAAAGTATCTGGGAAGGTGATGTGTGATGCAATGGAAGAAGCTGTCCTCGAAGCTGGTGGGAATTTCATATTTAATACTGAACTTGAGTCTGTAGCATATGGTGAAGATTCGTATATGGCTAAATTTTCGGATGGGAAAGTGATCAGTGATGGAATGCTTTTCATTTGTATCGATAATAGTCCAGCTTATAAAATTATGGGTGATAATTGGGGTCTTGACGCAGTTAACAAAGTACGAGATAGTACATATGGTGCAATAAATGTTCTTCTTGATTACGAAGATATTATGGAAATAAAGAGTGATCTTGAAATAGCTGCAACAACTAGGTGGAATCTCCAACCAAAGGTTCTTTCTGATGGTAAAACAATAGCATGTGTTATTTGTGATATAACAGAGGATATCATAAAGACAGATCCCGAAACACTTAAAATGGAAGTTCTCAAACAATTGAAGTTACCAGAACCAAAAGATATGCGTATAGGGTGGGGTGCAGAATGGAAAGGGAATGCGTGGGAATTCTCACAATCATCTGGTGTACTGAGCCTTGATGGACAATTACCATTTTTCGGGAAATGTTCCAAAGTTGCTATGTGTGGTATGATGTCACCAAGAAATACACCATATTCGAGCATTGAAGCTGCTATCGAGGTATCCAGAACTCTCAGTCATCAAGAGTTTGGTACGAGAGAATCACATACACCATTACTTCTATCAAATGTATTACTTATAATTTTAGTGCTACTTATAGTTTTAATTTTACTATATCGTAATAGAAATCAATGAAGTTTAAAGCTAAAGTGTATGAACCTATGTACGAATTTAACAATAAAAAGTATATCAGATTTATTATCCCGGGAGATATCTCCGTGATCATAGATCGAATGCATACAAAAAAATGGCATTTACTGAAGAATGGAAATTTGGATATACCATTAGATGGTAACATTCTCAAAGTGAAAGTGCCATTTAGATATAGACGGGTTATGTGTGAAGTTAGAGGGCGTCCCATTCAATCTCTTTGTAATGGAGATGAACTTGAAGTCGTTTTAGACTTCAAAGGTGCATGGAATATTGAAAATTACTCGGGCTTTTCCTGGGTACTTTTGAGAGGATCTTTTTTATCTGGCAATGGAATAACCTCTAGACCAGAATCCTTGAATCCCTGAAAAGTTGATAGGACTCCTTGTGTACGAAAAAGCTCTTGTGTAAGATCCTCGAGTTTGTTTTGCAACTTCCTAATATTATCCTCAA